TTGATTGTACATGTATATGTAATCACCGGTGATACGCTGTATGGTTTGTCCGCCTATGATCAAATCGGCGTATTTGATCATCTTCGTGGGCGTGGACGTATCCCATCGAATTTGCTTAACATCCAGGCTTACTGTGTTGTTGTGGTACGAGCTGTTCGAGGGTCGTATGACCGTGGAGGCGTAAGTTGCAGAAATATTTACTTGTATCTTGAGCGTTAGTATGTACTGATTATTTGCAACTTGTTGAGATGACCAATCGTTTGCATTTACACCCGATTGAACTTCAAATTCCTCTGTACTTGTAAACGTATATTCAACGCCCTGATACGCGGTGAAACTCGTCTTGGTGACCCCATCGATGAGTACGTCATTCGAGTTAGGAACTCTTGCGATTGTATGCGAAACATTATTTTCATTTTTAGGGATTGGTGGTGGTAAATCTACACTCAGCGTGACTCCTTTGAGCATATCACCCGTGTTATTCTGTATTCGTGCTGTGGCTTCGCTTCCGGGTTCGTTGAAACGTTCAAATGGAATTTCAACTTGTTCAAAAGCAAACTTTGTGTGTCTTCTAAATCTTGATATGAAGTGTGAGTACTGTGGTTGCTCAGTGAGCCACCTGTCCTGAATGCCTCTGACTGCGAGTGACAATTTACCCGACATTCCTACTATTTGTGAGTAAAATTTTGGTAATTAAAACGATGTGATATCTTAGAATGAACATTCAGTTGCGAAAATTCAATCCAGCCAAGATGGGTGACGACCGAATATGCGTCTTTATTGGAAAACGTAACACAGGTAAATCCACGTTGGTCAAGGATATCATGTATTACAAAAAACATATACCAGCTGGGATAGTTCTATCAGGCACAGAAGAAGGAAACCACTTTTATGGAAAGTTCATACCAGACGTCTGTGTCTACGGAGATTATGATGGGGAAGCCGTCGATCGTGTTTTGTCCAGGCAAAGAAAACTCGTCGGTGCGAGGGGTAAAAACAACACAAATGGAGCCTTCATGCTTTTGGATGATTGTATGTATGACTCAAAGTTTTTAAAGGAAACTCGAATTAGACAATGTTTTATGAATGGTCGACACTTTAACATATTTTTCATGTTAACTATGCAATATGTGATGGACCTCCCACCAGCCCTGCGTGCCAATGTGGATTACGTTTTTATTCTTAGAGAGAACATCATACAAAATAGAGAAAAGATCTATAAGTCATTTTTTGGTATCTTTCCATCTTTCGATATATTTTGTAAGGTGATGGACCAATGTACGGAAAACTACGAGTGTCTTGTACTCGATAACACCGTTAAATCTAACAAACTCTCAGACTGTGTCTTTTGGTACAAGGCGAAAATTAGAACGGGGTTTAGGGTAGGGAGTCCACAATTGTGGAGTATGCACAAAAAAACATACAATCCAAAATATTTAGAACAGCAGGAGGCTGATGCGAAGAAGGCTACAAAGAAAACACACCTTACGGTCACGAAACGAAAATCGTGATGCGTCACTTAACAATTTCAAAAAAATCGGTTAACATTAAATGTCTACTGACGTGCGGACGTTGAATCTTTCCGATAACGATGATGGCATGGTTCCACTCACGACATCTTTTGTGCAAAACAATCAACCCGAAAAAAATGTGAGTCAAAATAAAGAAATGACCATGGATTCCACCGCTATTGCTGATATTATGGGTCAGCCAGAAATGCCCCTCGAGCCACCAATGATGGAATCCGATCCACGGGTCCAGCAGCCAGTTGTTATGCAACAGCCAATGGTTGTGCAACAACAGCAGCCACAACAAGCGGCCGCCCAAACAAAAAATCCATTCAACCTTAGTGATGAGCAGATGCAAGCCGTCGTCGTCGCGGCGTGTACTGCGGCTGCCATTAGTAAGCCTGTGCAGGAAAAGCTCGCCAATTACGTGCCCCAATTCTTGAATGAACAGGGACACCGGAGCATGGTCGGCCTCGCGGCGACCGGTGCTGTGGCGGCTGGTATTTTCTACGTGCTCAAGAAGTATGCTTAGATACCGACGACTCTGTAGATATATCTACCATCATCGACAAAAAGATTGGCGATTACTAAACCACCAGTAAACATGGCTATCAAAAACCCCAAAGAATTTCCGGTGTTTCTGATATCCTTACCGAAAGCGCGCAGAGATTGTTTCACTTCGCCTATAGAGCTTATGAATATAGACGCGAGCGCATATGAAATCGCGCACGCGAGTAGTATGTACTTGTGATCCGTACCGAAATCACCGAGTCTGATATACGATTTAACTCCACCTCTCGCGATCACGTTCAACGTGAATGGAATCAATATGAGAATGAGCGCACTGATGATCCATGGTTTCGCCTTGTCATTCGCTTTATCGGCCAACACTGGACTCAACATTACCGTGAGAGCCGAAAGCCACATGACGATGAAAATAAAAAGAGATTTATTCATTTACAATAGACATACATTATTTATCCTGGATGTGTTTACCACAAAATTCCGTCTTCTCTGGTATCTCTTGGTAAATGCCTATGGCAATAGACATGGTTTTGAGCTTATCGTACTTGTCCCAGAACGCAGGGCTGTGTGCGTACTCCTCGACACACGTGTGCGCAAGTTCGTGAATTAACACATGCATGATTTCATTTGGTTCACCGTCTATGCACAAGCCTATTTCGTGTCCCTTGTTTACACTGTATCCCACGCTCCCCTGTTGCGCTCTGTGGTGTGCGGTGATGGGTATGGGGTCGACCAAATGTGCAAACTCATCGTTGTCGGTTTCGCGAATATGTTCCCTGAGAAGTTCGTACCTCTCCTTGACGATACGTAAATTTTCAGGTTCGGTCGTGTGTATGTATATGTATACATTTAGGAGAAACAAAATAACCAGAAGTATCATCTCTTATATACAAAGATAAATTTGGAGTATAGGTCTGATATGGGATTTCCAGACATGGGTTCCCATGAGTCTAACCTGAATCCTATTTTTTCTAAGCGCGTAACTAGTAGGTCTCTGTGTGCGATTGGTTCGGATTTTGCGCCGTCTTGATAATACGGTGTGTCTTCGAGGTGGACAAACAACTTTTCACCAAATTGCCCATTGCTCGTTGATTTCATGAGAAAGAAACTTTCCCTGCCGTACTTGAGTGGCGTCTTAAATACGATTTGGTTTGAATCGGGTATGATTCCTATGAGCCTCCCACCCGGTTTCATGCGTCGTCCTATTTCACGGGTAGTTTCTCTGAAGAGATCTTCACTCGCGAATATATAGTGAAGTGAAAAATTGTAACACACTACATCGTACCTTCTGTTTGGTGTAGACATGATATCTCCCAAATAAAAATTGACACGCATCTTGAACGTCTTTGCCCTTGATTTGGCCTCGTCGAGTGCATCGCCGAGTGGTTCACACGCGCTGAGATTCACCTTACATTGTTTGTACTTACCGAGATCACCCCCGAACCCACATCCCACATCTAACACAGCGTCACCTTCCCTACATATTCTCTGTATGAGTTCCCTCTTCTCGGCGTTATGATGCTTCCGTATCTCCTCCATAAAATTAATTGATATTTTTTCAATGTTGGTTTGACTTAGGTATCTCCCGTGCTAAAAGCTTAAATTGGTTTCATTTATATATAGTTTTTTAATAAAATTTAAAGTAACACCATGGTTTTTGAGAAATGAAAATAGAAAAAAAAATATTTTTTTAAAAACTTCTTTCTTTGAAAAGAAACTGAAAAAAAAATTATTTTTTTTTCTATTTTCATTTCTCAAAAACCATGGTGTTACTTTAAATTTTATATAGAGACTATATCCAATTTAAATCTAATGACGAGAATATTGTATTTTCTCTATATAATCTCGCGAAGCAACACCATGTTTTTTGGAACTTTTTATAGAGAGACTATATCCAATTTAAATCTAATGACGAGATTTTTCTAAAATTTTAAAAAGTAAAAAATAAAAAAATATTTTTTTAAAAACTTCTTTCTTTGAAAAGAAACTGAAAAAAAAATTATTTTTTTTTCTATTTTCATTTCTCAAAAACCATGGTGTTACTTCGTGAGATTATGTAGAGTCATATAGAATATCAACACAATTAGAAAAATCTCATGGATATTTTATCGGGTGGTATGTCGCCACAAGACCAATTGTAAACGTAACAGTGATTATGACCATTACCCTTCAAGAACTTGGAATCACGGAGTGTACTAGGATTCAAACCAATGTCTAAAGTATTGTACACGTCAAGTCCCGTATTACGTGCGAGTAGGACTGCCGACTTGAGGTCACCACGACCCGTGTCGTAAAACATATAGGCTTGATTTATATACATTTGCGTCTTGACCGACCTATAGGGTACTGAGTAATAACTCGTGAAATGACCCTCTTCATTTAGGTATGAATACACTATCTCACATTTGGGTAGAAGCCATCGACGCACGTATGATTCGTCTATCACGGGTGCGATAGAATATTGGGACATATGTTTACGTAAGATTTCGGTAACCCTCGGTACGTCGCTATTGGTCATCAGCCAGTGTGTACACGATCCGTTGACGGCGTGAGGTCTTTCTCGCTCATCCGAAAATTTTGCCGAGTTGAGTTTACGCACGTTTATGAGTCTATGCCAATACGATGTCTTTGCGACGGGGGTGGGAAGTTCTACAACGGCCGTGTATACCGCTTGCCATATACCAACCGCATTAGCTCGTCGACGTATCTCAGATATGAGGAGTGGTGCGAGCCCTATATTTCGAATTGAGTCATGAACACAGAGAAAGTTAATTTGTAAAACATCGAGGACTGTGTCGTGTACTCTATACTTGGTTGGTACACCGGATATGAAACCGACTAGTTTTCCGCCAGACTTTGTTCGAAGACCTAAATTCCAATCGGATTCCGTGGCCCATTCCACGAAATCTTTTGAATACTTGAACGAAAAGTGTTCGTCGCGTATGTAGTGCGAAGACAGAAATTCGGATATTTCATGTATAGAACACGTCGACCATTCATAGTGTTTAGGTAATGTAACGGGTGTTTCGCTATATGTTCTAGACGAATCAATCTCACCCACACCCTCGGAGTGATTTTGTGGCATGGGTTGGGTATTCCAAAATTCATGAACCATTTGTATATTGGCGTATGTACCTTTTAAGTTGGCTTAAAGTTTTGAGTACACATTAACTCAGAAATGTCGCTTGAACAAGATTACACCACCGTTCCCGGTCAGCTCTTTGCTTGCCTTTCCGTTGTTGGTCCGGAATGTCCTCAGAAGAATGATAAGTTTGGTATTAAAATCCGGGGAGCTTTCAATTCTAGAGACGAAGCCGCGAGTCACGCGAAGCGTCTCCAAAAGGAAGACGCCACCTTTGATATTTATATCGTGGACATGTACAAATGGTTGTTGATTCCACCGGACGCCACCGCCATAGAGGACGTTCATTACACGAACGAAAAATTAGAGGAGCTCATGTCGGGGTACAGAGAAAATCAACAAATGGCGGCCAAGATGTTCGCTGATCGTAAGAGAGATATGATGGAGAGCCCAAGTAACACGTACATTAAGCCGGGTGACGAGAATTCCAAATTTTACACGAAACCAGATGAACCACCCATCAGTCACCCAGCTGAGGTTTTGGAGCGTCTTAAGAAGGAAAAGCCGGACGCTGAGATGGAAGAGCTCGTGAAGGAAGCCGATAAGATCGTCGCTGATGAAATCGAAGAACGACGTAAGAAGCGCGAGGCTGAGGCTGAGGCTGAGAGTGTTGAGGCGAAGGCGACTGAAGGTGAAGAAGTGAACTCCGCGTAAATAATTAAAAAGATATAATGCTGATCGGTATCCCTGATCACCATTATTGTATATATTCTGGTTAAGTGTGTGGACACGAAACACTTAAACGGAACACATTTTTATCCTGGTCGAAGAATGACCGGTTGCATGGTCTTACCCATGAAAAATCCTAAAATGAAAGCCACGAATATGACTATGTACGCGGTTTTGTCGAGATTTGAAAAGATATCAATCTTTTCTTGGTATTGCATTTGTGGAGGTGGAGGTGGTGGGGGAGGGTAGTAATACATGGGTTCTTGATCATGTTGTTCATCATCCATTGGTTCTTCTTTTTCGAGTACATCTGGGGTGTACTCGAGTGGATTTCCTATATCACTCTCCATTTATAAATTCGCGTTTTATTTTTTTAACTACATTATTCCTCATCTCCATCATCATCCTCATCATCAACAATAAATCCAGCTAAATTACCATTTTCATCCGCATCCTCGTCTTCATCTGATTCTGATTCACTCTCAGACTCCGAATCGTAATCATCTTCATCGAAATCAGAGTCACCGTCATCTGTGTAATCGTCCTCTACCTCTTCAAATATTTCGAGACGCTCCGGGGGCTTAGAAACTCGTCCAGAGCGAGTTCTAATATTAGACATTTTATAATATATATGTTCATTACATCTTTAAGTTGTGCAACCGTTCTATTACTGCGTTCAATTTACTCATTATTTCTTCATTTTTGGAGTACATACCGAGCTCTTCTACATTATGTATGGCTCGTTCCAATAGTTTCTGCGAAATATCTACGTGACCCTTAAATTCTACCGCCATGTGTAGATTCGAATTGAATTCCCTGTAGAGTATCCCGTTTATGTGCGCGTATTCACGGACATCTCTCATGATTTCCTCTACTGGATCGGGCTTTACGCTTATTTTTGCTATTCTCGATGATACATAAATCATCGCCAGTAAAATAACCACCGCAAACATATTTATAATTTAGATGTTATCTTGTCTATAAGCCTGTGTTTTCTATTCGTACATTTACAAACTTTTTGAATCTCGTCTTTGAATATCGAAAAGTCTGATTTTGTGGAACACACGGGGCACGCGTGATTCGTTTTCACGAGCTTCTTTTTGCCTTTCACATTCTCTATAGCGTGTATTTCCAGATTATCATCTTGAATCATGTATTTTTTGATATACTCTTTAAGGTCTTCGCGTACGTCACATTTTGGTTTTTCGACAGGCTTTTTCTTTGGGAGTGGCCTGTATTTGGTGACCTGTAATTTTTCGACTATGTTTGGGAGTAATTGGTGTACTCGTCCCGAGAAATCCTTACAAAATCCATAGAATCGACCTCTTATCGTTTCACAACGACAGAAACATTTTTGTTTTATGGTGTCCCCTAATATATGAAACCACACGTGATTTGACCCATGATTACGTTTCGTGTTTTCACAATACCTAGACGTCGTGGCGACGAGGTAACTGTTCTTTTCTCGGTACAGATTCTTTACACGGGCATTCGTTTGACCTTCCATATGTCTACGTATGAACGTTTCGAGTAAAGCACACGTTTCGGGGTCTTTGAGTTCGTCCTTCAACTGGTTCGCTGTGAAAGAACCTTCCTTTCTTTTCTGTGCACCTTCGATTATTCTGGGGTCGGTGCATTCTGTCCGAAGAGTCACCATATTCATGAGTTCGACGGTTGGTTCCGGTGACACATTTTGGAACATGGCGAGAGGTCCATGTTTGTACAAAAGTATAGGAAGGTACTCACTTTGCGTCTCCTTTCCTCTATCACATTCCGAACACCCCTTACCATTACACGCTTTATGCGTCACCCATTTATGTGAAAATGGCATTCGAAACCCACTTCCACGGGTGTTTCGTTCACTACTTCCGTACACGGACAAATCGACTATTTCGTTCCAGTCTTTTGATCCATAGGCTATGTTGAGTGTGTTTATGATGTGTTCTCTGAGAGCTAGCGCCGAGGATCTATTCACTGGAAAATCCGGCCAATTTATGTGTACACCCGTTTTCATGAAATCATCCACCTTCTTTGGTTTTGAAACACACACGAGTGCGTCCTTCCCTCCATGTTTACTCACCCTGTCGCATATGACTTTACACACGCGGTTAATTTCTTCTACCGTAAGAACGTCATCATCCTTGTAATCGAGGTCAACGAAAAAATTATACGCATCGATCGTCTTTTGCTCCACGAGATATATCTTCTCGTTCGATTTGATACACTCAACGTATTTTTCATAAAATTCAGTCAATCTATCAAATGGTACGGACAGCACGCCGCCGTCCATGAACACATGTGATGGATTGGGGTTCTTTTCAAAGAAGCCATGACTTTTGCACCACTCCTTGAACATACTTACCATTAGTTCGCGTAATTCTTTTAATCTTCTTCAAAGCTTCTCCATATCGACTTCCTAAACGATACATCTGTATGTGTTGCTTCATCTTCTGTTAGTTTTTTCTTCAACACTAAAAGTTCATACACCTTATCTTCCTTGTGCTCTTCGATGTAATCGTTCGCACGAGTTGGTGTGTATGAATGTCTATTGACGAGCAAATCATGTATTTGCATTAAAATGTAGCTCTTCGACTTCATTATTTTATAGCAAAGGATTTTCTATTCAAAGATGTAACACACGCATAGAATTCTGGATTTTCGAGTACATTTTTAGAGATACGATCCCACTGCTTCTTCATCCTGAATTCTTGGAGTGTATCGAACGACATGAAATCATTTTCGTCGTGCGTACGCTTAATAGGTTGTTTTTGTATTTTTTTAGCTATCGTCTTTTGTTTCTCATCGTTGAACTTCCTAACGAGATCAACTTGTTCGGGTTTCGTGTAATTCACAAAAAACACAAAGACGTTATATTCCAACTCGACGGTTGGGCTTTCTTTGACTATAAATTTAAATTCCGTATACTCGCCTTTCTTCAAAGAAACGACACCACGCGTTTCTTCTTCAAGTTCGCGAAGGGCACACCGAATTGGATTGAAAATCTCTCTTCGGCGACACCCTCCGGTCACGAATATCCAGTCTTTAAAGCGCTTATCTCTCACCGTTAGGAATTTGGGTTTGTCGCTCGTAAATGTTACTGGTACCGCTATCGCTTTATATTTCTTCATTGCGCTGATCGCAAGTTATAATC